GTGTCTGACACTTGTTCTCCTTCTGTGGTTGATGGTATTTCTTCCTGAGTTGGCTCAGAAACTTCGTTTTCTACTGCCGCTACTTTTGCGACTTCTGCACCGGGGATTGCGCCATCTGTAACAAGGCTAACCTCGATTAAATTACTTGCGCTGATTGCCATAACGCCATCTTTGTTATTCCACTCTTCGACATCGACTCCAACGCTAAAATCTGAACGAAGTCCAGTTGCAGCCTCTTCGAGTGCGTCATTACCAGCGGTTGTCTTAGCGATTTTAAATTCTGCAATGATACCTGTCTCATCTTTCTCAAAACTTACGAGTTTTCCAAGTGGACGGGTTACGTCATGCTGAAGAACCAACTTTGTGTTCTTAGACATTTTGATCGAATCCTTCTCGAACATCGTGCGACCGGCTGAGGTATTACCTTCAGCGTTCCACGACACAATACGTCCAGCGATGATGCGTGACTCTGCATCTGCAGCCGTGATGGCTACTGGCATTGTTATCTTCATGCGTTCTCTCCTTCGTTATGAATTAAATCTTCTTCTTCTTGAATCTGCTCAACACTCATAGCACCGATACGGTTAAGAATCTCATAAACTTGAGCGCGTTGGAGCGCATCTGTACGAAGGAATTCGTCTAACGAGAAACGGATAGTTGAGGTTGAAGACACGAAGTCCGGCATGGATAGTCTCTGCTCAATCGCCGTAAGAATTGGTTTCATTGAGAAATCAATAAGCGAACGACGCTCCGATACTGCGTTGGAGTAAGTCATGCTCGTCATCTCAGCGCTTACGAAATATGCAGGAAGGTTGCAAGCGCGAGCCAATTCCAGAGCAACGTATTGGCGAGCCTCATTGAGTTGTAACTTGGCTGGATCGATGCCCAACGCTTGCAATTCTACGTCAGCGTTCAGGAACGCAGTAGACTTTGTAAGTCGAGCGTTACGCCATGATTCTAGAAGTTTAGAAATACGTTCAGCCGGTAGATTCGTTCCATTGGACTTCAGAACTTGCAAAGGTACTGGCTCTTTAGCAAAAGTTTCGGCAGCCTGCTCTAACGCGTGAGCCGCACGAATTGTGCGACCTGCGCGGTTAAGAAGTCCTTCGTCCATTCCGTAGAATACGACCAAAGAGCCCACGCCTTGATTAGGAACAACTGAACCATCGACTTGATAGCCAACGATCTCTGTCTGAAGATGATTAAGTTTAGGAGTTACGCGATCGGGTGCTACTCGAGTCCATGAACGTACTCGGCCGGTATCTCCGTACTGTTCCAAAACTTGGCCGTAGCCGATTCCGTGAAATAGTAAATCTTCTGCAAGCCATGCATAAATTGCTGAGCCGGGAACACGTGGGTCTGGTTGATTGATTACGGCTGGAGTTGGTTGATGTGAACCATTAAGTTTTGAGTATTGCTCAAGAGGTAATCCTGCGAGAGTTGTGCAGATGATATTGCGAGCGCGAGCGATCGTAGGGACTGCCATAGCCTGTTGGCGACTGGCAACCGATTGCGTAAATACGAAAGGGTTGAATGAGCCTGTATTGTTAAACGGCGCTGGAGTTGAAGCCGCATCGACGGTAATTTCTACCGAAGGCTTTGATGTAAATATGTCCCGAATTCCCATTGGACATATTATACGCTATTGCCTAGACATTATCCTATTTGAATGTCTACTTCTGATTCTCCGCGTGTTGCAAAATGAGTAACCATTGCAGCCGCTACTGCTCCGCACACAATTCCTGAAGCCTTACGACCCATGACCCATCCACCATCTCCACGAGTAAGTTTTACTGCGCTGAGCACTTGTTTACTCAGTTCTTCTTGATCTGAGTGCTGAAGGCGCATTGAAGTTACGGCTGAGACGAACTCATCGCATGATTGCTGATATTCCTGACCGCCGATCTCATACATAGGAATCCCAGCAGGCTCGAGCCGAGCGGCTACTGCGCTAGCAGTACTCTTGCTATAAGCAACTTGATTAACTGGGAATTTACGCACCCAGAACGCAATATCATTGGCCATTTCCTTGTCATCAAGATTAACTGGGTTGAACCAAGTGTGAAGCAAGGTCACCATGAACTTATCGCTATCAATCCTCTGACCGGCCACGAGTGAGCCGTGTTTACGGTCTGGAGATAGGTCAATCGCCATCCAAGTATCTTTCTCAACGTCTAACTCTGGAACTTCCGCCTTACACTTCTTCCATTCGGCCTCTGAGATGACTGGGTTGATCATGGATACGAATTGGCAAAGGACTTCCGTTCTAAAAATGTCCTCGCGGTCTGATAATGAGTCTTTGATATTGTCCTCGTGGACTGTGTGACCTAATGACGGGTTGGATTGATACCAAGCCTCTTTATCGGTGATGTCTGCGCCGGGGACTGCACTCCACTCGAACCAGCCAATCGAATCATCGGCTCCTTCCGAAGCGGCAAGCCCTCGTTCCCTAAATTTAAGTAATAGAACCGAATTAGCGTGACCTGCATTTGAATAAACGTAAGATTGAGGATTCGGGTTACTCATCTGAGTAAATCGCATCGATGACCAGACATCTTCAGTATCGAACTCACGCAATTCGTCGATGTGGATTACATCTGGCGCGGCAATACCTCGCGCAGCCGAGTTGCCGGCACGGATCAAGTAACGAGCGCCGTTCTTGAAGCGCATCTCCTGAGAACCTTTGCTTTCATACTTCTTCAGGAAGTTGTCCATAAGCAGTTGGCTATTTTCAATCATGATTCCGACCTTGTAATAGATTTCCGCAGCCGTATTAAGTGTGTGAGCCGTTGCAAGGTGCATCTTTTCATCGAGAACGTAAATACCGAATAAGATTCTAAGCGCCATGAAGGTGGACTTACCTTGTTGCCGGGGAAGCATAATTCCAATTAGGGGATGAGCCCACCGACCATCTGGCTTGTAACGTAAGCAATCTCTGGCCAGTTGTTCCTGCCAAGGAAGCATCGGGAATCCAATATCTTTGCAGAACTGGATCATCTCATCGCCTCGAGTAGGTAAATCTAGTGGCTTAGAGCGGATTCTAGGGGTCTGAGAGCCATATCTGACTTCTGTCACCCCTTCCTCAACCGATACGAGCCCATCCGAGCCCTTTTGAGTCGTCATGACTGGTTTGTGTCCGATTGCAGCCGATAATGACTTATTGAAGCGTTTTCAGGGGAATTAAGAATAGGAAGGGTCGGGGGTGTCTTAGCGCTCTCAAAAAACCTACCCCCCTTAGATGAATTGCATGTAGAACATAATACTTGAAGGTTACTTGGTGAATCATCACCACCTAGTACTCGTGGCACTATGTGATCGACTGTTAGCCGGTCTTCTGTGCCACACATCTGACAACATTGATCTCTATCTATGATGGTCTGTCTAATGCGTCTCCACTTGGTAGTACCACCACTACGTTTAAGACTACTCATTGCCATCCCTTAGTGCGTAGGTGATGGAGTGCCTTGCAGTAATTAGCATCTTGGGTCTTACTATCAGTTACTCCATAACGATGGACTACATAGTACCAATACTTCCAATACTGTCTCTTATGGCTTGATGTATGTAGGCTCTTTAACTTCATTTGATATAGACCATAGGCTTGCTTTGTGCCGCCTTTATTACCTACTGCTCTTAAGTTCCATCTTGACTCTCTATACACAATCTCGTTATGACATAGATATTGCTTATGAGTAAGTGTTATTTTGGCTAATGCTTTGATCTCTTTAATGACTAGGTCATTCGCCCTTGCATCTGCTGGCATAGCCATAGATAGAGATATCCCAATAGCGAGTGCTACCCCCCGAGCGATCCGCAAGCGGCTCGGGGTGAGCCCTTGATGGGCTCTAGCCCTGAGAGTACCAGACGTGTCAAGGACATCCGTAAAAGTCCTAATCAATGGGCGCGTCGATTCATCGGTTATCCGTACTGTAAAAACCCGGGGACTTAAACGATATTCCGACCGAACTATAAATCTTGTGCATAGGTGAATGGCAAAATGGGCATTCTAGATCGTGCGGTTCCATGATGGAATACCAATGCTCGATCCTTGCGTTGCTTTCGCAATCCTCGTTATCGCATTCGAACTCATAAGTTGGCATCTGGATCAACCTCACATATTCTGCAAGTTTCGGTAAACGCCCAAGCGCCACACATCTTGCATCTCATTGGTTCAAGTGTATCTCTGTCACCCTTAAAATCACCGTAACCGGCTTTCAGCAATAGATCGACCAGATCACCCAGCCGCATAAAGGCAAGGTAGTCCTGTGGACTCTTCTCCCCTTGACCATTTAAACGACACGTAACGATAGGTAAGTCACCAGTTTTACTCACCCGTTTCGTGACCTGATCGATCCACGCCTTCGGCTGGAACGCCGATCTAGCCTTAACTTCCATGTCGAAAGGAACATGGGTTATATCTTTTCCAGCCCCTCGTCCGATATCCGCATGAGCCCACCAAGTCGATAGGTACTCAGCGACCACGCGTTCGGTCGAGAATCCTCGGTATTTACGGCTTTGTGAGGCCATTTACCGCGTGACACTTAGAACATGACCAACTCTTATTGGCAAAATTAACCTTGATGTCTTTGTAAGGAATTGAATCATTACATAAGCAGCATCTTGTCGTAAACGTAAACTCTTCAAGAATTGCTATTACTTCTTTTGATCGATGAATCTCGTCTTCAGTTGGGAATGATTCCCACTCACCATCTTGATTCATAAATTGTAGTTTTCCCATTATGCTCTCGCCTTCTGTCGTTGCCATGCGCCTTCTTTATTGATCTCATACCAAATAACGTCATTCGGTGCCGGGCATCTTGTAAGTTCACCAGTTACTGCATAAGGACACTTAAAGTGACCCCACGGCTTACCAGCCTTACTCTGACCCGTCTTCCAGATCATGTCTCCATGCTGGCATCGGGGGATGTCCTTCTCGGTCTGGCCGCCAATGATTTCTTTCACCGTCGCAACGGCTTCCCCCATTGTGGGCGGCATAGTCGCCGGCTTGATAGTCCATGGATCATCCTCTTTCACTACTGGAATGTATTCGCCAGATGTCTCTGCCATCTTAGCCTTTACTTCTTCAATTGTTGTCTTGACTTCGCTTGCTTTATTAACTTTGACCATCTCTTCTCGTGACGCTCGTTTTCCCTTTGTTGCATATCCTGCGTTAGCAAGCGCTCGACCAATAGCGCTAGTTTCACAATTCTCCAACGCACTTGTCGCATTAACGCCTCGACCTTGTACCGTTTCTTCGGCAAGGCCCGTTGTCCAAGGCCGAACGTCCGCCTCTGTGCGATAAATAGCAGCCTCAACAATAAAACGGCCACCGGCTGAATCAAGTACTTTTGTGTGAATCTGACCATCTGGATGCTCCTTCCAAAACTTTATCAATCGTTCTTCTACGGTTTCGTAATCTTCAAGATTAAACATATTGTTCGTCCTCTTCCGTTGATAATTCGCACGCTAGACTGAGATATGCGACTGCGTCGATATAGGAGTCAATGTGATTTGGGGTTTCTTGGAGACGGGCAAGTTTGACTTCGACCATCGCCAGACACGCTTGGTAGTCCGAGATCGGAATCTCGAGCATCTGTTGGAGTCGCAATGCGATTCTAGTTTGATTGACACGTGGATGACCATAAATTCTTCCTCGGTCTCCAATGATGTCAGTTGCTGATAGTAGGACTTCACTTGCTTTCACACTCTCACCTTCTCCTTTGATTCGTAATAATCGCGAACGGCTTTACGCCCTTGCAGATAACCTACTCTGATTCCGACCATTCGACCAACATGAAAATACAACGCAGCCATTACGATCATTACAATAAAATCACCTAATGATGGATCGAACATTACGCACCTGCCTTCCATGTGTAATTGTGTTCAGCATGCTTATGCAATTGCACTTCAGCCTCAACGCTTGCACGAGTTGCACCGCCGGTGCGTGTTTCCCAGCCGCATGAACACTTTGCGTCAAAACCCCAAGTGCCAGCCATAGTTGAGTTATAAGGAATCTTGTAATCTCCTGCAATGACGTACCAAGAAATTCTTACTTTTTCAGTAGTTGCCTTAAGTTTCATTTTTGCTCCCGTGCTTCTGAAGGTATTTCCCTCGTCCACATGGATAACAATAAGCCCGATTCTGGGTCTGGGAAGTCAATTTTGATAACGAAATGGTAACGATTCTGCATCGTCTATATGGTCATCGATTGACCTTGCTAGGTCGTTATCTAGGTCGTCCATAGCGCTTACCGGCTACGACGAAAGTCCCGTCTTTCTCGATGTAGATCAGATCGACCTGCACGTTCTTGCCCTCAACGTACATAATGGCGAATGCTTGTTGCCAGTTAGCCGAGCCCTTCGTGTACGAGGCCTTAGAGAAGTCCATAAGGTTGCCCACCTCGACCCCATGCAAAACACGCCCTATACGGCCCCCAGAGGCCTCTGAGAAGGACGAACGCCCTGCTCTATGGGTATGACCTGAGATAACGCTCTTACCGTGCCTACGAGCCGCCTCAAGGGCTGATAGACCCCCTTGTGACTTGATAGGGGTATGGTCGCCATGTACTGCAATCCAGCCGGGGGCAATGTTATAAGGCTTGCGATGGAAGGTGATGCCCAGTTCGTCCAGCCGCATGAACTTCTCGAACCTGAGTTCTGGCAACGATAGGAATGAAGGTATTTTACGCATAATCTGTGTGTATAGCCGGTCTGTGTGGTTAGACCGAATCATCTGGCTTACTTGTAGGTCGTAAAGTACCTGAATAGCCTCTTCGCGATCATCTCCAAGAGTCTGCTCATAGGCTTCAGGCGTTCCTTCTGACCATTTACTGATCGTATTAAAATCAATCTCGTCACCTATTGTGACTACTTCGTGCGGCTTAAACTTGCTAATGAAACTGGCTAGATTCTTGACTGCGTGTCTATCGTGGAACGGCACTTGAAGGTCGCTCACTATGACTATTCGCTTCATTTAATCCTCGTCGTCATCCTCATAAGGTAGGCGATCCACTCGGTCGGGGATCGATGGCAGAATCCAGTCTGGGTAAGCGTCTCGATCTTGGATGATGCTAAGTGCTAAATCGACTGCAAAACCAGCGCGTCTAAGCGCTCGGTACATTTCGTGCAGACTAATTGCCCATGCATCAAGTCGTGAATAGGTATCGAGATCAATAACCTTCTTCTTTGCCATGTCGAAAATTATCGCTCTAAGAGTATGTTATAAATCTCATCGACACGCGAATTAAGGCGCTTAATTTCTGACAATAAATGTGTGATGACGTACCCAGCAAGGCCACCGATTACCGCAAGGCTCGCAAAGTAAAGAGTAAAAAAATCGCTTTGGCTCATTTCTTTTTCTCGACCGTATCGACTGCAGCCTCTAAGGCATCAGCGACGATATCGCCTACTGCTTTCTTTGCTCGGTAAGACTTGATCGCTGCTCGGATTACTGGAATCGCAATGAGTCCTAAAGTTGCGTAGATAATTGCTTCCATTATTTGTCTCCTAGTAGCGGTATATTAAAGAACGAACTGTCTGCATCGCCTTGCTTAGTGAAAGAGACATGGCAATGATGGTTATGCGGATTGCTTCCAGAATACTTACGCCAGCGCCATCCCATGCGAGGCGATGCAATTCGACCGGCGAAGATAATGTAGGCAATACGCTTCTCGCCTTTCTTGGCTGCGAGTCGAAGTTGATCTGCAATATCGGGCATGAGGTCGGGCTTGCCTGACTTATATACATCTCGATCGACATCGATGGCTCTAACCACCCCAGTCTGTGGATCAGGGTTATGGTCACTAGGACGCGCTGAATGACGGAGATCGCCGATCCAGCCATCGGAACGCCTATCACGATCTGGGAAGGAATCATCGAACTGCTCTCGCAGTTGTTGCCCAGCCTTGCATAGTACTGGTTTCATCCAAGCAATAACTTTGCTTCGTCTTCTGTAATGCCTAGACGGTCAAGGAGTGCGGCTTTAGCGGCTGCCTTGGCCGCTTCGGCTTCTGCCTTGGCTAGCGCTTCGGCTTCATCAATAGCATTTTGTGCTAATTCTTCTTTCGTAGCGTCACGTAGGACTACTTCATTTGTTTCCGCATTGTGTTCGTGTATTTTCATTATTTAACTCCGTAAAGTACGTAAGAACCTGATGTCCAAGTTGTGCCTGTTGATATTCCAGTAATGGCTGCCGTGTTATTCCAAAAACCAGAACTAAACCCAGTCATTTTTGTATTTGCCAAATTATCAAATCCGCCAATTACGCCAGACATAATTTTAGTGCCGGCGGTTGCGTAATTTGAAAAGGTTACTGTGGCCTGACCATCTGTGTTTATTTTGAATCCGACGTGATTGACTACATAACTGGTTGCATTGTTGCTTTTAGAGTTTACGACTACGTTATTTTCAACGCCTGTTGCCACATAGGCATAATTTGAACCAGAATCAGCATTTACTCGGATATCAATATCATATGCTCCAGCCGAGCGTTTCATATTTGTTAAAACCAATATCAATTCGTTATAAGTGCCAGGAATAGAAGTAATACTTAAAGCCGCAGTTGAAAGGGTACCTGAAGCGATTACCGTCATTCCGCCAGCCGCTGGCGTTGCCCATTTCAGGCCAGTCGCTTCTGCACTATCGGCCGTCAAGACTGTTCCATTTGTGCCGACTGCTAAACGTCCGATTGTGTTATCCGCAGTACCAGCAAGTAAATCACCCTTTGCATCGATGGTGCTGATTGTTGGAGTTGTTAGGACTGGCGATGTTAAAGTCTTATTTGTAAGAGTCTGCGTGCCTGTAAGGGTTGCAACCGTTGAATCGATAGCCAATGTTACATCGCCAGAGGCTCCGCCACCTGTGAGGCCTGTACCAGCGGTTACGGCGGTAATGTCACCTACATCATTGGTTACCCATGAGTAATCGAGATCAGTATTAGATGCTTTTGCAAGAATTTGTCCTGTAGTTCCGCCCTTAAGATCGACCAATGAAGTGTCGATGTTAGAGCCGAGTGTACGAATAGCGGCTGCGCCATCCTTTACAAAATCTGTATCGTTAGGGGTTGCCCATCCGAAGTTGGTTGTTGTTGCCATTACGCTACTGCTCCGATCGCTGTTAGCCATGTAAGGCTAGTGTTGAGAGTGTTCCATGTTTCCGCTGGGTCTACCTGTTCCCATTTTACCGCAACTTGAGAGAAGTTTATAGGAGATGCGTTGAATGTTACCGTGAGATTATTAAGGCTTGCTCGAAACGTCCAACCCTCGACGAACCCTTGGAACTGACCATCCGAGATATTCGGTGGAAGATTCTGTACCCAGACTGGCTGGCCTAGGAATATGTTAATTAGGGCATCTCGATCTGAGTCATCGATCTCAGGGTTACCTAGAACAAAAGTAATGTTCTGGAACTTGGCAGAAGGGTTAGCGCGTAAGGCGATATAGCGATCGGCTAAATCCTCAGCGTCATCTGTTTTCTTTATGCGAGAGGTATAGGACTCGGCGTAAAGGCCGTAAAGGGCTTGACTTTCCAGATCGAAAGCCGTGTAACTCTGATTAGCATTATTGTCGTAAGCAATCGTAAATGAGTTACGAATATCGCCCGTACGGGTGGATATTGCTAATCCAACGCCATTAGCGTGATTAGCGTCTAAGGTCGTATATCCGTTATTGGCTAGGTAGTCCTGTCGGTGGGTTGCATCTGCATAACTGATATTGCCGCTACCGTCCTCATATATGACTCCAAGGGCTGAAGTCGCAATAGCGCTACATAATGAGTAAAGGTCTGTATCGCTGGCTGATCTAGAAATAAGTTCATATACGCCGGGCTGATCGATCTCGCCTAGACCAAAGTTAGCAGCGTTCGCCCAAGTCTGCGTAGAAGGATATGCCGCCCAAGTCTGACTGGCCGATAAGTCATTCCACCGGCCAAGGAGAAAATCTGAAAGAAGTGCATAAATCTGATCGCCGTCAAAGTCCTGAGAAAGTATGCCCTCTGTAATGTTCTTAGGCAATTTAGATAAGGCTCCAAGCGCAGTAATACTACCTACTGTCGTGTAACCCAGTTGCCCCGTGCTATTGACCGTAATTGTAAAGTCAGAGATGAGCCCACCAAAGATAGGGATATAAGCGCCTACTGAATTGGTTACTTCTACCGCTAGACCTGAGCCCACGTTGAAGTCGTATGATGAATTATCTAGGTTAAGTAATTGCAATTGGCAATATCCGGCAACGGGTTGCTGATAGATATCGGTACGGCCAGAAGTGATAACGAAATCGGCTACGGTAACGTCTGTAAGTTCTACGCCGTTTATAAGTACCTTAAAATCTGGGGTATATGCGGTCATCGGTTATTGAATTGTCCTGCGCCTAGTGTGCCTCGGGCGGCTGAATTGTTCATAACGCTAACGATGGTTCGAGCCGTGCCCTCTGGATCAATAGCCCCATTTACGGTTATGTTCATTTGACTAGAAGGTACTGCAACTTTAGGCAATGCCGGGGCGCTAGTGATCTTAGGGACGCTAGTAGTAGTTGAGGATGGGGTAGGACTGCCAACGCCAAAAAATGATCCTACGGCTGATGCCGCGCTTTTGATGGCATTAATGATGCCCATGATTCGATTATAGATATTAGTAAGGTTTGATACAAAATCGGCAAAGAGATCGATTGCTCCTGAAATGAACATACCAAGACTCTTGAACGCTAGGCCTAAAGTCTTACCAATAACTGGAGCAAGGAAGTCTTTAGCAAAGTTATAGATGCCTACCATAAAGTCATAGAACGGTTGAAGTTGGGTATTGTTTTCTTCTAGCGAGTTACGAACCGAGTTAAAGGCCGAACGAACGCCATTGATAATAGGTTGGATAATCTTCATAACTGGCGCTAACTTTTCGCCAAGATTGCTAGTGAAATCTGAGATCGCCGGTATTACCTTGTTTACGATGGTTTCGACCATGGGGGTGATAGCCGTAAGAATATAAGCGCCTACTGTTTCCTTGCCTTCGTCAAAGGCGATCTTAAGGCGATCCATTTTGCCTTGGAATGTATCTGCCTTGACCGAGGCTTGACCCTCGAAGGTGCTAGCCAATTTGGCCGTGATCTGCTCCATAGACATGGTTGCTAGTTCGGTCTTCGATAGACCAATACCTAAACGGCCAAGTGATGCAGTATTGCCTTCGGCTGCGCGAGCCATCGCATTTGTAACCGCTTCAAGCGATTTGCCACTACCAGCGGCTACATCGATTGCAATAGTTTGTAGTTCTTGAGCCTTCTGGACATCGCCCGTCGCTCTCGCTAAACGCTCTAAGGATGGACGTAGTTCATCGTCGGTAACGCCAAAGGCTAAAGATGTCTTGGTTATGTAATCTTCTGTGGCGGCTATCTGCGCTTCTGTTGCCCCTGTTACGTTCTCAAGAGTAACGGCTAACTTCTGTTGCGCGGCTGCATCTGCGATTGCTGATTGAACGCCATCAATGGCTAGTTTGCCAGCATAAGCCACGGCTGCGGCTCCTGCGGCTGCAAAGGCTAGACCAGCCTTCTTTCCGAACTCGGATACCTTGCCACCAAAGGTCTGAACTTCTCCATCGGCCTTGTTAAGATTCTTTGTAAAGTTATCAACGTCTGCAAGGAGTTTAAGGGTTAAGGCTCTGGATGTTGAGGCCATTATGTCCACTCCTTCAAAATCTTATCGAATGAGGCAGTCCACTTAGCGACTATCTCAGGTTGAATCCTGCGTAATGTTGGATAGATAAACCAGCCCTTTGATCCACGACCTTCACGACCTGACCAGACTGGGAACTGCTTAAACTTGTTGGAACCGAACTCCGAGCCGCCCCAGATGTCCTTGGTCGTTGCTCCGCCTGAAAACTTTTGGGATGCGAACCCATAAGTAATCTCACCAATCTTAGATGACTTCTTGACACGGGCTCCGCTAGCGATACGTCCTGCGACTGCTCGGCTAGGCCGAGAGTTAGCCGTCTGGATAATCTCTGATCGAGCGAATTCCGCCAGCGCTCCCGACTGGCGTTTCGCTTCATCTTTTGCTTCATCCGTCATACCTTTAAGCGCCTTGAAGACTTGACGAAGTTCAGTCTGGTCTAGTGCTACTTGCTCACTTGCCACGATTGCGCTCCTCCAATACTTCGATAGCGGTCAAGATATCCTCACCTGTTCGCCAATGATCCATAGGGATTTGAGTCGCTATGGCCAGTTCTACTAAGAGTCGGCTTACGCTTCCTCTTGGATGACTTTTGGGCTCTCATCACCGACTTCGACATCGGTAACGGATTCCATCCAGACATCGAGCGGCTTAACTGGCTTGCCCCCGGCATCTCTCTTCATAGCGCTATGCGCTACGTAAAGGATGTCCCACATTCCACCGAACTGAGCAATAACCTTTTTAGTGGTCAATTCCCATCTTGCGTAATCTGGCGGACGCACCTGATAAGTGGTTTCCGTTCCGTCGTTATATTTAATTGTTATGTTTTGTTGCATTTTTTGCTC